AATCTGGATCCTTTCGGCATCCATACTATATTTATAGCACAGACCATAAAAAAAGGGAGTGTTGAACTCCCTATAAAATTATTCGGTTATACACAACGATCTAAGGGAAGATATGTTAATGATTTTTTATCACCCAGATTACCTTTACACCATGTATTAAATGATAAACTAATTCTTTCTTCATCAGATTGATTTGGTTGTACACTATGACTTAAATTACTTGGGAACATTATCAACTCACCCATTTTCATAGGTAACAAGAAAGTTGCACTATTAAATTGATTATATGTCTCTATCTGCATTGTTACATCTCTGTGCGATGGAGTTCTAAATTCAATAGGTGGCAAAGTTTCATTTATTTGTGGATACCACACACCACTAATCATACTATTAGGATGTGCATGTTCATGATGCGATTCACCTCTACCATTCTTATTCAACCATGATTGTGTAATAACCATCTCACTTTTAGATCCCATTATAGTACGTGCATATTCATTTACCTTCAAATAAATCCATTTACGAATATTTTCCAACTCTGGATTATCTAGAATAAAATTATCAACAGATTGCCTATTACTATTTTTTTTACCATAAAGATTATTAATTTGCTTTTGTTCTGGATCATTAGTACCTATACATTCTGCATTATGAATAAATCTCATTTCATTTGTATAATCATTCCTATATCTAGTAATATACACTGGAATAGGAAATAACTGTATCAACTCACCTCCAGACTCATCTACCTGAGTAGGTAATGATCCTGCATGTTTTTCTCCTGTCTTGTGATTAGTATATATTAGTGGTTCTTTAATTTGTTGATTGGTTGTAGTTTTTTCATTGAAGAATGATTTGAAATCATTTTGATGCTGTTCTAGTATTTTTTCTGGTTTCCTAAGATCAACATCAGATCTATTAAGATCACCAAACATAAAATCATCCATTGACATGTCAACTTTTTGGTTCAAATCTATATTAGATGTCTTAGGTTTAACAGTTAAAAATTCCTGTGGTTGTTTTCTTGCTGAGTTTTGTAAAGCAGTAAATTTTTGTGAAGGTTTTTTCTGAACCTTATTACCGTAATTTAAATAGTCCATAATGAGATCAATGTTTAGTCAGTAGTTTCTTGAGTTTTTCCTTTCTTGCCTATATTGTACTTCTGCTCCAATACCCAATCCCCCTTGTCCTTATAAGCAAGAACCTTAATTTGATTAAGTGGAGCAATGTCAGATACTGAATCAGGTTTCACTACAGATATGAGACCCCAATCAGCAAGAAGACGAGCAATACGATTCCTACGTTGAACGTCATTAACAGTAAGGTTAGCATGTTTTCCGTCTAATGCAAACAGCTCCTTAAAATGTACTATATAATATCTTCCTTGTTTATGTAAGATATGACAACTTTGATATAATTTCTTTTCCTTTCTTGATGCTACACCAATTCTTGTGAGAGTTTCTCTTACCTTTAAGAAATCATCAGGTTCATTTAAAGTTACTTCTACCATCTGGTCTTGAGACCATTGTACGGTAGGTTCAACGGTGGCAGTCATTTCGATCCTCCAGTGTCAAGTCGTTGTTTAATAAAATTAATTTGTTCAGGGGTTAATATTTTTAAAGCATTAGATGCTTTTTCGTTACTATAACCATAGTATTGTTTAATGATTTCAAGGTCTGTGACTTTTTCCTTACGGAGCCAGGGACTAAATCTCTTCTTTTTCCTAAGTGTATTTAGATAAAAAGAATATTGCATATCTTTATCAAGAAAAGAATACTTATTCATTTCGTTAGCAAACATAATACAATCAAGATGTCCTGACAAACAACGATTAATTATATAAGGAGGATATGATTTAATTTCCAAAGGATCTTCAGGAGTTTCCTTTGTAAAATTAATAGAGTTTAACCAATCTTTTAATTCCATAATTTATATGCCAAAGAAATTCTCAATCCATTATAAAATCTAGAAGGTGCATCTGCATAATGTGTAATTTTAGCAGGAAATAATACTGCACGATTTGGTTTATAAGTTATAGTTTTATAAATTTCATCATTTTTAATAAAAAATAAACCACCTTGCCAAACCAATCTCCATTCAAAATTTGGATAATATATAAATGTCATATCCCCATCATCAGTATGAGGAACTCCATATTGACAAGAGGTTTGGCCATTTGCATAAATTCTACCAAAACTACTAAAATTCTTATTTAATTTTTGGCATATTTTATCATAAAGAAAAGAACTAAAATACTCATCCTTCTCAAGTCCATCAACATGCCAAAATCTACTTAACTTATCATCTCCAGATCCACCCCCTCCAGTATAATTCCATCCTGAAGTTAGAAGTTTTTGGAAGATTTCTTTTTGAATGTCTATACTGAAAAAATCATCATAAACAGAAATATCTAATTTGTCTAAAGATCTAACAACCATACATCAATTCCTCCAAAGGGGTTTGTGGAATAATAGAATAATTAGTCACCAACAATTCAGTTTTAATATTCTCATCAGTTCCTTTATCTCCACGATGTGCCATAGAATACCTCAACTTCCACTCCTTTAGATTGTAATTTTTATATAACTCCTTAAGTCTATCATTAACATTATAAGTTATCATAAACTTGTGGACACAATTATAAACGTCATCAGCAAATCTATTATGATCAAATGATTTATGCATCTCACGATTCTTTCCATATAAAAAATCTTTAATATCATATGGAGGATCTAGAAATATAAATGTATCTTTTGATCCATGTGCTTTCATCACTTCTGAATAATCAATATTAGTAATCTTCCAATTCTTAATTAACTTAGAAAACTGTGCAAGTTTATCTGCTCCTACAAGTGAAAAATTAGAATTAGATGCAGTCTGTGAAAACGTGCTGTTCTCTGTAAGTCCAGAATAACTACACTTATTCATTATAAAAAATGCTACTGCTTTCTCAAAGTCATCATAAGTATCAATCTCTTCCTTATACTTATTGAATAGTTCTTTAGCTTTTGCAGTTACTTTATCCTTATCACCCTCATCCAATGTCCTCTGCTTCTCTTCTCGCACCCTCTCAGACAGTTCTTCACCCCTATCCCTTAACTGTACCCAGAAGTTATAAAGGGGTACATAGAGATCATTTATCCATACAAGAATGTCTGGATTAGATTTAGTTATTTCAATCGCAATAGAACCACCACCTATAAAAGGTTCTCTATATTCTGAAATTGTTTTAGGAAACCAAGGTGATAATGTTTTTATTGCTTTGGATTTCCCACCAGGATATCTGA